CGATCCGCAGCCGACCGACGTGACGACGTGCACGTTGATTCTCGTATCACCGACCGAGGTCATAGCCTCTCCTTGGTTGTTGGAGCCTGACGACGCCGGACTGATCTCCGTCGCGATCATCGGGTTATGGGCGCTCGCTTGGGCGTTCCGTCAATTCATGGGGCAGATAAGGGAGTCTTGAGGAAATGAAAAAGGTACTTGGTGGTTTGGGCGCGCTGTCGCTCCCGTTGTACGCAAACGCCGCGGCTGTTGACGTGGCCGCTGTGGTTACCGACATTGGCGCGCAGTCAGCGTCAATCGTCGCGATCGGTGCTGCGGTGCTGTTGATCGTGGTCGGCATCAAAGCTTTCAAATGGGTTCGGAGAGCTCTCTAACCATGAAAAAGCTCGCGGTAGTTCCTTTGGCCGCGTTCCCTTTGTTCGCAGATGCAGCCGCCGTGAACGTTACGGCGGTCGTCGCAGATGTGGCAGCGCAAGCCGCTTCGATCACGTTGATCGGTGCTGCGGTGTTGCTGATCGTCGTCGGCATCAAAGCGTTCAAGTGGGTCCGTCGCGCTATGTAGTTGCAGTTCGGCGGGAGCCTCACGGCTCTCGCCCTTTCATTGGGTGGAAAGCCATGTACGGGATTTATGTCTTGATCGCGCTGCTCGGTGCAGCGTGGATCGTGTTCGCGCCATGAGGTACGCGCTCACGCGCATCGTCGTCGGCATCGTCATCGGTTTGGCGTTGATGTTCGCGCACAAGCTCGCTCGCGCGTATCCAGCTGCGGGTGGTGGCAGTTCGGCGCTGAGCTCGTTCAAAGAGTACTCAACGAACGCGGGCAGCACCTATCCATACGACACGTTTTCGGAAGCGGTTACAGCGTACTGCGTAGGAAAAGCAGACTGCGGTACGACTGGCAGCGCTACGTCGTGGTACTCAGCAAGCGCGTGTGCGGGCGGTTTGTCTGAACCGGCTGCGGGGGCTTATTCGAACTATATTTGTTATCGGGATTTGCCGGGTGGAGCCGGTTCGTGGTACGGGAATTCCCGAGTGTTGGCTCGCGTTGCGACCTCGTGCCCACCGGGGACGACGCCAAGCGGTGGGAACTGCGTAGCGCCGTATACGTGTCCGGGTGGCGGGACGCTGAGCGGTGCAACGTGTACGTGTGCACCGGGCGATACCGATACCGGTTCGTCTTGCATTGCGCCGTGCGCTTGGCCGAAAGCGGTCAGCGGCGGGTCTTGTGCGTGTCCGGCATCAGGGCAAGACCCATACATGGCGAGCACTTTCACAAACGGCGTTCTTAACGATGCGTCGTGGCCGATGGCAGGTGGATCGTGTACGACCAATCGACCGTCGACAGCGTGCGTCGGTGGCGCTGGTGGCAGTGGTTGCCAAATGAACGTGAATTGGGATGCGGCGAATCGCTACTCGGTATCGGGGACGACTTGCAGCGGTGCATACGCTCCGAGTCAGATGACATTCACCGGCGCAAGCTGCAGTAGTGCGAGCGGCACTAACGGCGACATCCCGACACAGAACGATGCGAACGATCAGCCGATTCCATGTGCGCCGGGAATGGTCGGGGGCACCGTCAATGGCGTTTATCGGTGCTTGCCGGGTCAGACTCAGGGAACCGGAACCGAAACGGGAACAACGAACACAACGCTACCGGATGGCACGACGGTCGCGACAACGGTGACCGAAAACAGCGTGACGAATTGTTCGGGGCCGGGCTCTTGTAGCACGACGACGACGACCACCACGACGACGGTGAGTACACCACCGGGCGGACCGCCGCAAACGACGACGACGACAGAGACCGAAACGGAACCGGGTGACGGAACTGAGCTCGGCGGTTTTTGCGAGCAAAACCCGGGTTCGCCGATTTGCAAATCTTCGAGTTGGAGTGGTGCTTGTGCTGCGACCCAATGCGAGGGTGACGCCATTCAGTGCGCAATCGCTCGGGAGCAGCATCGACGGTTCTGCGAAATCTTGAACCCGGTCGCAACGGGTGCGCAGCCTGCTGACGCTCAAACGTTTTGGGACGCCAATAGCAAGGGCGAAGGAATCGCGAAGGCGTTGATTCATACCGATGGCACGCTGCCGACGATGGATCAAACGTCGCGGGGGTTGAGTGGCGGCGGGCTGTCGGATGTGACTTACTCGATGGGAATGATCGGCAACGTCACGATCCCGTACTCGAACCTGAACAACATTCTTAACATCATCGGCGGGATCGTTCTCGCTCTCGCGCTGATCATTGGCGCTCGAATCTTTTACAACGGAGCTATGACCTAATGCCATACGTTATCGCTGCACTTGTCGGGGCGCTTGGTCCTATGTTGATGTCGGTCGCCGGTCGGGTGCTGGTGGCTCTTGGCATCGGTCTTGTCACCTATGCCGCAATCGATACGGGCATCACTGCGTTCAAAACGAGCGCAATGGGCTACATGGCGGCGGCTCCGGGGACCATTGTCAACATCCTCTACATGACCAAGGTCGATCAAGCCATCACGATCATCTTCTCTGCGTACTTGGGGACAGTGGCGATGCGTGGCATATCGGGTGCGATCACCAAGTTCGCGTTTAAGGCGCCCGCATGAGTTTGAGCAATATCACGCTACACACTGGATTACCGGGTGCGGGTAAAACGCTCTTTTCTCTGGCGCTGATCAAGCAAATCGGGGATGCGGAAAAATGTCCGGTGTACTTCTCGGGCATCACCGATTGCATGGTGCCGGGATGGATCGAGCTCGAAGACGCTTCGCGTTGGTACGAGCTGCCGCCACGATCGATTCTTATCATCGATGAAGCTCAACGAGTGTTCCGGCCGCGTCACTTCTCGGCGCAAGTGCCGGAGCATGTAGCGAAGCTCGAAACGATTCGACATCAGGGTATTCGCCTTGTGTTGATTACGCAGCATCCGCGCTTGATCGAGTCGAACGTGCGGCGACTCGCCGGCAAGCATCGGCACTACATCCGGGCGTTTAACTCGAAGGTGGTTAGCGTTCACGAGTGGGATGAGGTCAAAGAGGATTGCGACACGAGCGGCGGGCGGAAGGATTCAATTCGCACGAGTCAGGCGCATCCGGTCGAGGCGTACAAGTGGTACAAGTCGGCCGAAGTTCACACGGTCAAGCGGGCGATTCCAGCGCGTCTGATTCTGGCGTTGTGCATTCCGGTGTTGGTGGTAGGTCTTGGGGTGGTCGCATTTAAGGCCATGACGCGATTCGGCGACTCGGACCGCATCTCGGCAGGGGTCAAGGAAAAAAACGCAGCCACGGCTTCAAAAGCGGGCGAGAAATCGACGTCCAAGGGTGAGGAAAAGCTCACTGCGTTGCAATGGGTTGAGCTCCGGCGGCCACGGATCGCGGGGTTAGCCTTCACCGCTCCTGCGTACGATGAAGTGACAAAGCCAACGTCTGCTCCGTTTCCCGCAGCCTGTGCTGCAACGGCGGCTCGCTGCAGCTGCTACACGGAGCAAGCAACGGTGCTCGAAATGGACGATGCGCTCTGTCGCTCTATCGTAGATCGCGGGTTCTTCAAGGAGTTCGGACAGGAGAAGGGGCAACATAACGAGCGCGGCGCTTCGCGCCCGCTCGTTGGACAACCATCCCCTGAACCGCTACCTGCAAGTCCAACGAAAACCGAATTTAGTGCGGTGCGCTCCGGCTAACTACTCCATTCATGCAAGCCATCGTCATCGGCCTCGGGGCCAAGTCGCCTGAGAGCATGTAGGGTAGCCCGCAGGGCCGAAGGGGTTCGAGCCCCCTGAGCCGATGCGATCAGCCGTTGCTGTCCCGTTTGATGACGTTCCATCCGGTATCGGCCTAGCTCTAGCTGTGGGTTAGAGCCTGCGAGCTCTGCCAGTGCGATGACCTGTTGATCTGGCATCGGTCGATGACTGTGTTTCCACTCTGACAAACGCTGCGGGGTCACGCTGAGGCGCTCTGCTACCGCGCCCTCGGAGCCTGTGATTTGTGCGGCGTTTGCAACAAGTCGACGAATGGTTGTTGACATAGTATCCCGTTTCTGGGTAAGGTCCGGCGTCACCCAATATTGGGGACATGGAACTTAACTTAGGAGCCACCATGTTGCAAATTCAGATCTTGCCGGGCAATCCGGAGATTGTGTCAGGAGTATCAGCCAAAACCGGTAAACCGTACAACATCGTTAAGCAGGCCGCAGTAGTCCAATTCGCCAACGGCACCGTATCGGCGCTGTCGGTTCAACCGCCAAAAGGCGCTCAACCATACGCGCCGGGAGCTTACGACTTGGCCGCAGATTCCTTCTACGCGAGTGACGGCCAACTAGCGTTCGCTCCTAAGTTCACGCCGGCCTCTGCGCGCCAAGTCACCAAATGACGCTAATCCAGCAGCCGTGCGTCGAGGTCACGTCGCGCGATGGAAGCGTGCTGGTGCTTCCGTTTGACAACCATCGCGAACGGGGCCAGTTCGTGGAAGCGTTGCTTGCGGGTGGCAGCGCGAGCCATGTTCGGTATTTCTTCCGGCCAGCACCGGCCGCGCTACCGGAATGACCGCCGAAGGGGGGATCCCCCCGCTATCTAACAGGGGGGGAAACATCGAGGGCACCAGAACCAACGTTCTTGTTGACTGGGTGTCGGTTTCGATGCCGCTGGCGGC